CTCCTCTGCTATTGGAAAACTAACAGGGAAAGCTTTTTTATCACCATCTCCACGCTCAACATCAACCTGCTCCTCTGTGATACCAATTGGGCCTTTGACAAGTTGTTGATTGCGATAGAGTGGGTTGCCTGTTTTAGTTGTCGGCAGTCCTCTAATATACTGTGGCTCAAGCTCCCAATCAGCAGGCTCACTATCACGGCTTTTGAAATGCAACACTTTATCAGAGTCTATTTTCCACCAAAAGTTCATCTTATCTGCTACAGATGAAATTAATTGTTCAGTTGGCACAAAGTTAGCTCTAGTTTCAATTATTTCTGTACCCAACTCAATAGATTCTAATGTGCTAGTTGCACCAAAGAGGTAATTGAAGAAGGTGGTAAAGTTATCAGTTAAATTAAAGTTATTGCTCAAATCTAATCTATCAGTTGTAATATCTATTGACTGTGTGCCATCATAATCTACATTATACCATACACCTTCTTCATATAGCTTCTGGTCAACTATATCCTTAATTATATCTCCCGCTAATTTATTCCTTGCTGCATAACTTATCCTTCTTTTGTCAGCTAAATAGTGCATATCAACACACATTATATCGTGCATATAACTATCAATGTGTCCTAAAGGATATTTATCACTAGTTTCAAGATAACCTGCAAATACTAATTCATTGTTGTTTTTGTCATCTTCTATTCTAACAGGTTGACCTTTTGCGAATGAAAACTCGTTATTCTTATCTACAACAGAAAATGAACAGGTGGCACGTTGTTCTATCTCATCTTCTGCTGAAAAAGTGTTAGTTTTGATACTATAAGTTGTGTTGCCAATTATTGCTCTCATTTGCCACCTCCTTCAATTTCAAAGTGTCGCATAATTACGCTATTCTTTTATTCTACTTACAGGAAAAACATTTATTTTCCCAGTCGCAACTCCGTCTTTCATTTTCCCAACTACAACTTCTTCGCCTAAATAATCGTCATAATAAACATTTAGAACGATATATTCTTGTAGCAAGCTACTTTTAATTACGTCTCCTTTTTTCATTCTTCTATCTCCTCCACTAATTTTTGCAATCTGATATTTTCTTTTGTCAGTTTTTCAATAATTATTTTTTGTTTTTCTATTAACTCTAAAAACTCCCAGCTTATATCTTTTTTTATTAAATCATCATATCCATATTTTCATCTTCAGTTATTTCTATTTCTCTTACTTCTGACTCTACAATTATTTTATTTTCGTCTTCTATAATATTTGTAGTAAATACGCCTTGATGAGTCTGGTCAAATTCATGATTTGTGTACTCTACAGGTTTAGCATTTTTATGATTTTTGTTTACAATTTTAAGTTTCTCGTTTTCTATTATTCCATATTTTTGCATGTTTACTCACCACCTTTTTAGCTTCTTTCAAACTAACATAAGGTTTCATATGCTTTTGGTAGAAATTATAACTGTCGCTTCTTTTTATCCACCCCCAAACCCCCGTTAAGAGGCTTTTTTAAGAAGACGAGCGCCGATGTACAAGTAAGCAGAAGCAGACGAAACGTACAGGTACCAGGAAGAAGGACCACCACTCGAGCCAATGTACCAGGTCCCACCAACGTGGGCAATTCTTTGACCGCTATTTTGATAATAATAATCCTTATAATAAGACGACGAGCCTGTTGAAATTGCAAAAGACGCAAATGGCTTACCTTCATCAAATCCCATTTCTTCAACATACCCATTTCCATTATGATTAATATAGTTTAATTGTTCATATGGAGCAGAAAATACATTACTTGCATAATCTCTTGCGTCTGAAGTAACCCAAGCCTGCCAGTCGTTAATATTAACTCCATCAACAAACTGCCATATATCTCCGTAAGGGCTTTCAATACCTCGATACATACAAGGGAATTTTCCATTTGTGTTGCTCACAGGACTACCTGAACTTGCTGCTATATCAGCTGAAAAACCGTTTTTCCACCCACTATTATATATAACATCGTCTATAGCTATATCAACAGGGTCTCCATCAAATACTATTGCAGATTGGCCAGCTACGGGTGTATCTACCTGTATGTCAGTTATTGTCCGGCCATAAAAAACGCTGTTGTTGCCACGAGAAGAACCAACTGATATAGTTTGTTTTATTCTATATTCATCTGCAACAGCGTTATCAACTACAATTCTATTTACAGATGTTTCTGCTATTAATGCAGTATCTGATGTACTATATTCTCCATCAAGAAACCCTCTCATTATAGACTGCATATCAAGTGTTGCAAATTCTATATACATCAATGTCTTAATAACATCATAACCATGTATATCTAATTGCTGATACCCACTGACACCATTTGCATTATTATTTTCTGCATAGTTTCTCATTTCTACAATATTTTTACTTACAAGAGGATATTCACCCGACTTGCTTTCCATTCTATCCATTTCATCTTTTGTTGCTTTATGTTTTCCAAAATCAAAATAAGGTAATTCTTTATTGTTTTCAAAATCCCAAAAAACTTTAGGAAGATAAAAACCTTCATGTTTAGTTTTTGAAATTTTCCATGTTCTTTCATCAGCTGTTTTCGTTTTTTTGATGTAGAATTTTGGTATTCTGACAAATTCATTTCCATATCCATCAGTAACATCATGCATTTCGCCAAAGATGGGCATGTTGTCAAAATCATTTCTGACGATTTGGTCGTCTACACCAACTCCAGCGATTCTACCTTTCGCCTGATTTGTTCTCTCCAAATCTGGTGTAGCTGTTCTATCCCATTTCACTCCCATTATAAGATGGTTTTCAAAGCTATCTTCTTTCGCAAATCTTCTCCTCATTATCTATTCACCACCGTCAACGTAGTATCAGCTACAAAATATATACTCACACTATCTACAGCATAGCTTGCCATTAATCCTTCTCCTAGTGGTTCGCCAGTTGTAGCTGTAGCTGGGTTACCATCTGTTCTAACCCTTGCATAACCAGATTCAATATATACTTCTATTTCATTCGCACCAGCTTCTTTATTATAAGTTTTTTCAGTTTCAGCAAGGTTATCTTCTTGTACTGATGATATTTCCCCTTTACTCCCATTTTGCGACACTTTAATATTATCATCTACATCTTGAGAGTTAAGCAAAGTGTCTATTTTTGTTTCAAGGCTACTTAATCTATTGTCAAGAGTAGTTTCAGTCGCAAAATCTTTTCCTTCAACTAATTCTAACAATGATCTAACAGCTTCTAATTTAGTTTCTGTTGCAAAGTCTTTTGCTATAAGTGTGTCTAGTTTTGTTGCTGTTGCTTCATTAATTACATACTGCTTACCATTTACATCTACTTCGAATGGCTGAAAATCACCATTACTGTCCTTGCCATAGTTAACTATATCTAATCCATATTCACCTGTGATTATTTCTGTTATAAAATCATTTAATGTTGGCATTATACCACCCCGCTTGATTTGTTAGTATTAATTGTCAATATGCCTTTTGCTGGCAAATATCTATTATTCTCGATATCTTCTAATAATAATTCAAAATTATATTTACCGCCACTAATATTTGTATCTGTGTTATCTAATTCCATTTCAATTTTTCCATTAATTGCATCTGTAACATTAATTCCGTCAGTAGTAGTTTTCTCAATTATAACTGTGCCATTATCCCAAAAACGCCAAGTTAGCGACACATTTGTTAAGTCTATTGGACCATCTTCATCGGATAACGTTGCTTGTATTAATTTATCAGTTCTTTGATCTACACTTATATTCATAATGTATCAACCTTCTCCACAAATATATTAATTTGCTGTTTTTTATTAATGTTTAAATTTAGTTTATTTCTGCTGATAGCTAATTTGATAGCTTCTACTCCAAACAGATAATTTAAAAATTCTTGGAAAGTATCAAAGGTGGCTGATAATTCTAATGTGTGATTTATATCAATTATATCATTTTCATTATAAGTTATTCCTCTTGGGTATATCATTAGAATCTAGCACCACCTTTTATTCTGATATCGTCAACTAGAGGCTGTTTAACGGCTTGTGCTATTGTTCTTCC